CAATTTACAAACTCCTTTACTATCAATCGAATATCAATCGAATGAAAACTTTTTCCGCTTATTTCTGTGATCGCTGGATCGCCTAATTCTGCATCAAAATCTACTGCACCAGTAAGATTATCTAGCGCATAAAATGCATCTAAAAACGCACATGCTTTCGTCAGCATTCCAGAATAAGCATCCAAAACGTTTGTCCTTCCGATCCCGACCTCTGCGAAAACTAAAATATAATTTAACTGATAGGTCAGCGTCATTTTGCGTTGTGATCCAGTACCAAAACTATCTACCTGCACAGTAAAATTGCTGACATAATCTTCCGGAGACGGAATCATCAATGGACAATCACGCTGAATGACCGATGTTGGAATCTGATTAATATCTTTAATAGTCAATCCAGATACAACGATATTTGTAATGGAATCCGCAATCGTTGAAAGTTTTATACTCATCCAATACCCGCCCGTGTATAGTTTTTAATCATATCGGCTGCGATAGATGGTATATCCTGCGGAGTGATCACAATTCCTGTTGCTGTAATTTGAGCAACTCCATTTACATTTTGTCCACTTCGGCGATGATATAAATTGTTTACAATATCCAGACAGGCATTTCTAATGTCTGGTACTACCTGCCAAATGTAAACTGTTTTTCCGGTATCATGTGTCGCGGCGGTTGTTCCATTTTCTCCGCGCCGGATCATGGTTACGTTAGTCGATGATATAGAACGCACAATAACGATTTCATTCTCAATTTTCAGAATTTGCCCTATTTGTAAATTGGAAACACTGGTCATGGTAATGGTTAGATCGCTGGCGCTCAATGCTTCGTTTATCGTGGTATCGGCTAACCAGGCATGATCGTATTCGTTGTGGTATCCCCACCAACCAAGCACGTCAATAACTTGTTCTGTGCTTCCATCATCGTTTGTTTCCCATATTTCATCTGATGAATCAAGTAGTTTTATCCCCCATTTCGGAGAAATGTTTTTTGATAGGAGAATATAATCGGTTGCTGCAATAACGGAATCATCGCCATTGGTCAATGTGGTAAGTTCCAACAAATCAGCATCCAGATACAGCCGTCTCCCGCATGGCATATCGAATGAACGAGTATCAATATATGGATAGAAAACTCTATGCGTTTTTTTGTCAACGTAGCGACTGACGGACTCAATTAATTGCTCGATGAATGCATCATCCACAGCATCTGTTGATGATATGGATTGCAGATTCTTAAATTCTGTGAGTGAACAGTAGCCATTATGCAATGTCATGGTTTACCTGATATATAAATAGATAGTTCCAATTTTTGCATTGCCGGCGTTTTCGACATAAAATGTTAATTTATCATTGGCTACACAACCAAGAGATGTACCTAAAACCTGTTCGGTATTTACAGTATCCCGGTCTTTTCCGGCAGCCATAAGAACATCCATTCCGTCCTCATCGTAAACATAGATATCATAATCATCCGATGGGGCAGTTGCACCAGGATCAGTTACCAACCTGATAATCTCACCCGAGTATATATTTGTGGTGGTTTTCTGTGCTTTACCAGCACTTCCTCCGCCATCCTCAGATGTCCATGCGCAGGTGATTTTTTTTACTGTTCCAAATGTTTCTTCGGTTAGAGTTACAGTTCCTAGATCAGCCATTATTTTTCCTTACCCAAAACAAACCTCTCATAAATAGCAAGATGTTGTTCTGTTAATTTCTTTTCTTTACTCAATTTTTCCAACGTTTCGCGTATGATGCTCATAGCGACATCCCCGATTTCTATTTCTTTGGGTTTATCTGCCTCTTCCGCCCACCGCAATTCGTTTCCATTGCCATGCTCAAAATTAAGTTCTTTGTGTTCTGCTTCGGTAAAACTTAAATTCTGTTTTAATTCGTGGATGATCTTTATGGAAAGAAAATCACCTGTTTGTGGAAGAATGTTGAGCAAAATAAGACGTTCATAAACTCCGAGTTTCATATTTATCCTTTCAATTTATGGGCGGTTTTTACACCGCCCAATTTTGTTTATGAAGTCCAAGACGAATCTGAATAGACTGGGATATATCCTGGCGTTCCATTGACATCAATCATCAATTGCCAAGCAGTTGCAACTGCAGGTGTTCCTGTGTTAACAGCCAGACCATTACCGACATGGTTTGTTCCCCAGAAATACTCAAAACCAACCGAATCAACAGTTTCGGTATAGATGTTATAGGTATGTCCTGTTCCAACCGTCATTCCAGATTTAAAATTGTTGGATAGTTTCAATCCGCAAATTTTTCCAGTGGCCAGAATTGATACATCAGCAGGCAATGCAATCCATGATTCAAGACCGCAAACATAAACCAATTTTCCGGATGCAGCACCTACCACGGGAGCAGCAGCTCCACCAACCTCATCATCCAAATAGATCCAACCGCCGGCTCCTGAAATATTCATATTATCGTCAGTGGCAATCAGATCATATCCGCCATAAAATACGCCCTCAAGAGCGGTGGCACTCCAACCAGACGACCAATCCACTAATTGAGTAAACATGTGGCAAAATGCTTCGATGCGATCTGTTGGATCTACCCCGCCATCGTTTGCACAAAAAGCCACTGCGCGAGTTCTGCGTGTGCTTACTCCATCAATAGTGACACGAGTTCCGAGATTAAATCCATAATTAGCGGAGGTATAAGCTCTAATATCGCCAAATTCGATGGCTCCATTAGTTGATCTTTTTGCATCAAAAACTAACTTTCCGCTTTTCCAGTTTGATTTAACATTTGTTACAGGCATGATTTTCCTTACTCCGTACCTTGCGGTTATCGCGTCGGTTAAGCGTTTGTACTGGGGGTCATTGCGACCCCCAGATTATTTAATCAGTGATCGCCGTTGGCGGTGTTGCTTGCTGGTAACGTTCCTCAATGATGGCGATGATGGTTACGGTATCCGATGCGTTACCACCAGAACCGCTGACCGCAATGCAGTCATAACCGGATGTGTGCTTGGCGGGATCCCATTCAAAAACAGAGAGGGACGCGCCTTCGGTAGCGGGATCAATTACCAATGAAGCTGCATCGGTTTGGCGTACCAATGTATCCGATGAAGTACCCGCATCTGCATCTTCCCAAATTGGGAAAGTGGCGGTTACAGCTGCATTAGTAGCAGCAGCTACATCAGTCGCCTCATTTAGCGCGAAGGTAATATCGGTGTCGGTCGATCCAGCATGATTGATCAGGAACCAAACCTTATGCGCGTTTTTGCAGCAGATATAATCGCTCATGGTAAAAGCATTAGCTGCTACGGTTTGCTGAACGCGTACGATTTTAAAGTTTTCAGGCAAAGTGATCATTTTATTTTCCTTTCTACGCGCGAGCGTCCAGGGTTACAAATGGGCTTAGGGTGTTGGCAGTTCCCTTATAGGGAGTCAGTGGAGAAGTCCATTTTGGCTGTCCATCTGCACGATAAACAAAGCGGAAAGCGGTTTCATCAGTAGTGAATTTCACATGAATGCTAGATGCTTCCTGTACACCGTTTTTATCGATCATCTTATAGGCCTTCCAGTTTGCCAGGAGAATGTCGCCCTTGTCGCCGAGAGTAGCATTGTATTCCGTTGGGATTACAGGCCGACCCTTTAGGGTTCCGTAGGGAGATCCGCTCAATCCGTTGGCTGGTAGATAGACAGGAATTCCACCTGTTCCAACTGCGATATAAAGCTGATCCAGTTGGGGTTCCAGGTCCTGATTGATGTGCCATACGGCATCGCGACGCAGATAAGCTGGCATACGTGACCAGATTTTTGAAATATTCTCCGATAGGAGAGTATCTGCAGCCTGGCCAGTTTCTTTCGCTACGCTTACCAAACAAGGAGAGGTCAACACACCCAGAGGTTGCCCAGCTCCGGTCCCGTTCATAACGGCATCCTCGACCATGAAGGTGAATTCATTTTTGAAGCCTTCGCGAATGACGGATTCCAAAGCGGCCGCATCCTGAAGCAATTCATCGGTTGCATAGCACAAACCAATCAATTTTTTTAGCTCCAGTTTGATCTGGCGAAACTTTGGTTCGCTTGCTGTTTTCGTTCCACCTTCATTGAGCCAATACGCCAGGATTCCACCATAGCGACTGCCGGAAGCACGAGAGGTCTCATCAACGGAATTGAATTTCATGCCGTTTGAGTTTCCGCTTACCGGTGTTTTATCAAGGCGACTAGCAATTTCACCGAGTTCATAGATTGGTTTCAATAGTTCAGTTGAGAAATCTGTCTGAACCAGAAATCCGCCTTCCGATGAGATGCCTTCGTTGAGCCCAGTGGCTTTGACGGCCTCGATTTTGTTGATTTGCTCTTCCGTTGCACTGCGGGTAGCTATACCTTTAATTGCCTGAAGCTGCTCACCAAAAGATTTGAAGGGTTTTTCATTTGTTGGCACAACAACAATTTCTTGCTGGATAGCCGGCAAAGATTTCTTATATTCCTCAATGGCTTCTTTGGATGCTTTTTCAGCAGCTTCTTTGACGGAAGTTTCGAGCAATGTTTTTACTTCATTTTCGTCCATTTTATTTTTCTCCGTTTTAATTTCTGTTTGTCGCTTTTCTACTTCTGCCACCGTAGTCTGTACGGTCTCTGGCTTTTGTTTCGAAGCCTTGTAATCGCTAAGTAATGACTTGAGCGGTATTACCTGATTGCGTGGTTCTGCCGGTGTTGGAGTTAATGAGGCATCTAAACCAATCGGCCACCGTTTTATCCATGCAGCCTTTCCGACATTTTCTTTTTCGACGAGATGGGAAGCAGTTCCACTTGACCATCCCAATTTTCCGGATGCTCCCAATTCAGCAATAAATTTTTCATATTCATCTCGTGCTTGCATTTGCATTTCAGCCCAAATTCCGATATCATCAATTTTCAATTCTGCTTTTCCGAGTTTGCGTTTTTTCATGGTTTCGTCTATTCCGTGGTTGTAATAGACAGTTGCTTTGCTAGGAAATTCAATGTCGAAATCTGTTTTATCTGTAAAGAAATCTCCAGTCAGATCAGGATCATTGGCCGTGCTGAAGCGCACCAAGTATCCACCAAATCGGTTATCTCCCAGAGCTTTGATGGAATCGCCAATCTCCACAACGATTTCTTCTTCTGTTGGCGCACTCCATAGAGTTTTCATTAATGGTTTCCAGTCCTTCTCGACCTCAATTTTTTCGCCGACGGACACTGACTCGCCAGACATTGAATAGTTGACTTTGAAATACTTGCCATCCTGATTAACAATCACAAAATCAGGATAGACTTCCTCAATCCAACCATCTGACCTAATCTCTGACAACTGCTCGCGCGGGAACAGGATATCATCAAGCATTTCTCTAATTTTGTTTACTTGCTCCCCCAAGCTTACAGATTTTTCATTCGCGTATAAAGCGGAGATCTGATCACTAGCCTCTTTTTTGGTAGGGTGGTGTCCTAATGGTTTCCCCATTGGTTTATCATCATCATCTTTTTTGTAAACACAGAATTCTTCATTTTCTTTTACGATCATGTAAGGCATTTTTACCTTCTGCGGGATAAAACAAAAAACGCCCGCTCTCATATTTTGAGAACGAGCGCATTATGCGGTAGTTCTGATTATTTTTCCGTAACCCGAAGGTGAGGGATGACTTTCTGGTATTATACCATCAAATTATTCTTTTCTCAACTCTGATGTAGTGGGATGAATATTAAGTTCGCATTCTATTGCATCAACAATAGCAAGTAATGCCCTGCGAAAAGCTAACCAGAAAGTTTTGCTAAATGTCATTATTCACCCTATAATCCCAACTTTTTAATAGTGTAATCAGCCCATTTATTAAAAATGTTTGTAACTATTCCTATCTTGTCTTTTGCAACATCAATCAATTTTTTCCAACCGATAACAGCCATATGCCGCGCCTGTTCGTTTTCTCCAGCCAGATATTTTGCATAACTTGCGCGGTTGCCAATGATGGTTCCATAGCCATCATTTTTAGTATAAAACTGTGTCCCATAACGCTCTGATTTTCCATTATTCCTGGTTTTATATTGCATACCACGCCCACGGATATAATATGGTGTCGGCGGTCTATTAGCGTCTGTTTCTGGTGGATATATTGCCAGACCCTTTGTGTTAATTATTTCAGCAGCAGCTTCTTTGCCGGCAGCAGTAAAATTTTTCTTAATCTCTTCTGGAAATCTTTTCAATCCAGAAATGATTTTATCTATTCCTTTCACTTCAATATCGAAATCGGTCATATCTTTGTATTCACTGTTGTCCAACAACGGCAATTTACATGAGCCGGCGGATCATCAATACCATCAAAATCCTCATCAATTTCTACCTCTTTTCCCTCCAACGGGCCGCAAATATCGCATACCCGATCATCATTATTTGTATGCCATATTTTTACTACTCTGACATCCGGGAAATCCTCTTTCAATTTTTCTGCCGCGATCTGATTTCCGTGTCCGTATGCACGCGTGATCTCTGTGGTAGCTATCATGCGCGCGCGTGTATCATTAAAATAACTGGATAATTGATCCACCGCGTCTCCGATAGTAAATCCCGGTGTGTCCACAAAACGTTGAATAGCATTGCTGACCGCTTCTCTGGTTGTGGCATCAATCCCGCCGGTGCGTTTTCCGATGAGGTCATACGTATAATTGCGCGCCCAATCCAAGGCTTTATCATTAATTAAAGTATAGTCTATCCCAAGAGATATATTTTCCTTGAATAGATTTACCCCGCCGGCTGCTGATAGTCCTATCACGCGGATCACAGATGCCACATATTCATCATCGTCCTCACCATTTATAATATCGTCAATCGGGATGGGTGGAATTCCAGCATTTTTTCGAGATGGATAATTCTGTTCCAAACGCTCTTTGAGTTGAGTAAGTTGCTTTTTAAAATGCCGGCGCATGACCATAAACAACCGGTCTTCCATGCGTTCCTTTTCGAGTCTGCCTGGCTCCCGTCTGTCCCTGCGTTTGAGTGAGTCCGGAATTTCATAGCCCATTGCCGAGAGCTGGTCAATGATCTCCCCAATAGCCAGGCGAAGCTCTAGTCTACTGTCCATCCGCTACCGCCAGAGCTTCTGTCGCATCCTGTAAAGACTTTATTAATTGTGCAACGTCCATGTGTTTTGGTTTGTTGCGGGAAAAGACTGCCTTGATTTCATTGGAATTTTTACAGTCTTTTAATTCTGATTTTATTCTCTCATAGTAAATTTGCGAAATGACCGTACTATCAAATTTCACGGCAGGTGATTTTCCGCGCTCAATAGAATTAATAGATTTTCTCTGCCATTTTTTCAGTTCCTCATCCAGCGGGGTAGTTTCTATAATGTCCTGCTCATCTAACATGTCATATTCAATGCCCTGCGGCAACTCTAATCCCACCATCTGTGCAGCGATGGATGGTTTCATTCCTGAAGCAATATAAGTTGCATAAGCTCCGGCGCGTTGCGCCTCATCCTCTTGAAATTCATTCATATTTTCTGGTCTGAATTCCATACGCAGATTCATGGCATCTAATAATTGCTCATTGAATGTATCTTGTATTAATTCGCAATCTGGCATAATTGTATTTTCGATAAACGAACGCATATCAACTTGTGCAGTCGCATAATTGGCAGCATTACTAGCTAAAATTGATTGCGGGATCCCCAGTGCAGTAGCTATTTCTTCGCGCCAGGAAGTTACCAGAGTATTCTTCTGCATGACTTCTAATCCATCGCCAACCTGTTCAGCCTTGACTGAATCTGCGTTAAAAACTTTCGCCTTATTGGCATTTTTGATTCCCATTATCATTTCGTTCCACCAACTCTCAACACGTTCGCGTTCCTCTCTGGTAGGATTGCCTGCCAGAGTAATAATGGTAGCTTTTATCATGCCACGTTTTATATATAGATTTGCAAAAACATCCATTGAATATAGAACCTGCGCAGCCTGTAATGCAGCTTGAGCCGGTGAATCATCGTTATATCCTACTTCTCTGAAACTTGATGGAACATAGAAATAAATAATTTTATCCAGTGGAAAGATTATTTTGTTCGAAGTGGCCATTCGTTCAAATCCGGTCAATCCTTTTATTGGATCAATCACATCTTTCATTGATGCCGGAATGATGTATTTAAGATTCTTGACTATTTTTGATTCATTAGATTCTTTGATGAGATAGGCTCGATTCATAAAAATTAATGATTCTTCAATCTGATGAATCAGCCTGCGCGGATTCGGCATACATCCGATATTATTTTCCCATTTATCGGATGTATCAAAGTCTTCTCCGCTTTTATTAATTATAGCGAAGGGTATTTTTTTAGTAACGGTCGTGCGCAATTTTATGGCACGCGACAACCAGGCCACTTTTTTATATACCTCTTCCATTTCTGCATTGGGCTTATCTCCTGACAAATATGTCCACGCGCTTTCCGGATATTCTTCCAGACCGATCGATTTTAGGCTTGCGCCATCAAAGAAAAATGTTTTGTTAATTGATTTATCCATTGCACCTCTAACTCATCCACCAATTACCGATTCCGGCAGCTCTATATGCTAATGATAACGAAGATAAACTGTCCGGCAAATGACCATTTCCATATACATCATCAACACTGGCATATTTAAGTTGTCCATGAAAGAAATTAATTAATGGGCTCTTTATTTCTTTGTGTTCAATTGCTGAAATACAATTACTGAGCAGATCTTGACGTGGTCTGCCGGTCATAATAAATGCTTCGGATGATGTAGATAAATATCCATTTACCACATCCCCTAATCCGGTACCATCATTAACAGATCTAGCATGATAACGGTTATTAACATAGTCTAATCTCGCCACCATTTGTGGCCAGGGCATCCTGCCGGTACGCTCAAAAGTAACAACTCGGATAGGGCTAACATCTATTCTTAAAGTGATAATGATTGTCCAATCCTGTTTCCTGGCCCAGTCAGCGCCGCTAGCATAAACAGCAGAAGTCATGGCTGTTTTGCAGTTCTGGCATGTATCTCCATCGCTCTGCGCTTGACCAAAACCGCACTGTTTGCAGTAACACCAGGGAGGTTCAAATTCCAAATATTCCCGAACCCTACCTTCTGCATATCCCAACATCTGGTCGAACATACTATCTATCGCCTCCGGTACTATGGCTCTGCTATCTGGCGATGGTTCCTGCAGATCATACTCAGTTTTCCACATTTCCGCACTGACTTCTGTGCGCTTGCGGTCGATTTCTTCCTGCGATAGCCAACCGGTCGGAGGTGCACTCGTTTCTTTCCAACACCACTGGTAGATTGGCCATTCGCGCTCGGCAGCTCTTTTCAACAATTCGGTCATGGTTCCATCTGCATTTTGATGCGTTGAGGATAATACAGTTTGTGCCGGAACATCATCTTTTCCCATTGGTTGACCCAATGCAGCATCCACAATTTTTATATTACACTCATCTACCTCATCGATACGCAAGCGCGGTTCATGCGGACCACGAACGCTAGTCTGGCTGGCCATCAATGCCCTTACGATATTCCCCCACGAGAAACGCATTTCGCGTTGTACATCCCCAATTAATAAATTACGAGGAGCATTTTTATAATTCCATAATTTCCCCATGTGTTCAATAATATTTTCTGATTGTGCTCCTGATCCACCCAACAAACTAACTCCTGTCTTTAGTGTTGCAGCTTCAGTTGAGGCTAATAATGACAACAAAAAACTTTTTCCCCCAAATCCGCGCGAAGCCTTCCAAATTACTACTGGATATCGCGCAAAATAGGCGTCTGCGAACGCACGCCAGGGTGTCGAATGATTCGGACACGCCTGCACATCGGGTATCACAACGCCAAAAGCAAGCCTGACAAAATCTTTCAGGTCTTGCTCTGTAGCTATCGGAATTTTGAAATTATGAAGTTTCGTCTCTTCCATGTTCGATTATCTGCACAATGCCGCTTAATGGCTCGTTGTCTGAAGTAATATCAAGCTCTGTTTTAGGCGCACCATCAATCTGTGAATATATTTGCTTAGCAATATCCAACCATTCTTTGGCCGAAGTCACGCGCATGGTAACTTCCTGTCCGTCCTCATTCTTAGGAAGTTTGACGCGCCCGTATACAGCTAACTCCCAAAGCAACTGCGATAAGATACGCTTTCCAGCAATCTTTTTGCCATTGACACTATAGGTTTTGTTACCAGTCTTTTCTAATAAATCAGTAAGTGCCCGTTGTTTAGGCGGGCGACCTTTTGGATTTCCCGACTGTCCCGGTTGAAATGGTCTACCTCTTGGTGTCATGCTGTTTTCCTGCTGTATTTCAGCTAATTGATTCTGCCTTCAATGCCGATTGTACAACACTGGATACCTGTTTCAGCGCGTCCAATTCAGCCCTTATCTCCGCATACCTGCCCGAAACATGGACATATTCGGTTTTAAGTTCCAATGTCCGACCGGCGATCATCATTAATAGGTCTTGCTTTTGCCCATAATCCATAGCAACAACTTCAGATGGAGTCATATCAAGTGGTTGTTTATCACGCATGATCTACTGATATCTCCACATCATTGCCCTCATCGTCCTGTACGGTAACGCGTATACTTTCTCGTGGTGGGATATATGTTCCATACTCGCAGTCATGTCCCTCTACCACTGGGTAGAGTTTGCCACAGTTGGGGCACTCCGCAAAATGATCCTTGCTCATGGCTGCCTCTGCCCCGCGCTGATCGAGGAGGTCTACCAACGCGGGGACTTGAGGAGGAGGATTATTTACCAGCCACTTTCGCACCGGCATCCTCAACGGCAATACCAGCAATTAGTACGCCGATGAGTGCTGCAATGGTCTGCCAGATGTCATCTGGAACGGCAAAATAATGTAGGACTACCGCCTGGACAACACCAAATACAGCTAACCAAAATTTACGTGATCTCAAAAGACTTTTCATAACACTCCTTTACTAGTTTTCTAGTTTACTATACATCGGGTTCTGATTTCTGTCAACCATCCTGTATCCCCCAGATCGCAGGGGATTAAGACGAATGTCATATTATAGCGACTAATCGAAATACCCTCTCCGGAGGGTATCTACACAGGACGGCAACCTGGGTACTGATGAGACAAGCCAAAAGGAGAAATTAAAATGAATAAGAAAGAATTAAGAAATGCTATTGAACGGATGTGCGAAAGACTCACCACGTGGAACGAGGATGCTATCATCTATCGGCATACCGATGGACGATACGAGTGTGATCCACGCTCAACTTACGATGCGGTAGCAAGAGAGCATAAAACTGAAATCGTTTTTGAGTGCCACGATCTGAATGATATTTTTCCCGGGTTTGGCGAGTGCATCGAGGATGTAGACTGGCTACTAGACTCTCTCATGGAGAACGAGAAAATTTCTTCGGCTGCTTCCACTCTCGGTCGCCTTGGTGGCTCGGTAAAAAGTGATGCCAAATCTGCCGCTGCCAGAGAGAATGGAAAATTAGGCGGTAGGCCACGAAAGGATAAAAAATGAAACAGAGAATTTTAACTAAAGTTAGGAGAATGTGGGAACATGAGTTGGTACGTTACATGGGTTATCTCGAATGGGAAGATGGAAAAAACAAGAATCTGGGATCCCCAGAACATCGCGTAAAGCCGCACTGCAGGACGCCAAAAAGATGATCGATGAACTGAACGGCAACTTGTAGAAACTAAAGAGACCCCATGCGTAGATGGGGTCTCTTATTGAGGAGAAATGAAACACATGAAATATGCGTCCTAAATAATTATACAGCGATGCCCTAAAAAATCAAGGGGCATCATTTTTCATTTCCTTCAGTTCTCTTTTGTGGACCAACTCCATTTGATATTTTTTCCACTGGCTGAATGACATGATATTAGGTGTTTTCTTGGATCGTTCAGCGTTCCGGTACCTGATGTAGAACCGTTTTGTATTTGAAATGTGTGACATATTTGCTCCTATAAAAATATTGCATAAATAATTTCGAGAATGATCACCAGAAATGAGATCACAAAAATATAGCCGAAAATTATCAGGCATCCAATAGCGACTTTATGCAAGGCTAAATTCCCCATTTCCCGGCACTGGCCACCGTGATGATTATGAGATATATAACTACCACGGCAACCAGGATGATTAAAACATCCATCAATAAAATCTCTGCGAATCTCTTTAGATTAAATTTCTTTTTCATTATTTCTCCTCATTTTGTTATCCTGAATTCTATTGGGGAATTTCTGGACTGGTACAATAACATTTTCCACTTAAGTTTGAAAACAGGAGTTTCCATTCCCTTAACGTCTTCATAAACATCAATGAGAATTCCATCGCGTTGTTCAGCATAATAAAAATCCGCTTCGTAGATAATTGGTTTTACTTTTTTATCTTTGTAATAGAATCCTGGTTGCAATTCGATTTCAGGGTGAACTTCTAGATGGTCGATCTCTCCGGCTTTTTCCATCAATTTTAATTCCGAGTAGCGTTGGCTCTCGCGGATGGAGTCGAAAAAGTAACCATCAATAGATACACGCCGGGAATTGTATTTATTCATGATCCATCACAGTCATCAACATGGTTTCGCATATTATTCTAGCTGGTTTACTTCCATAGGCACACACTGACGACTTCCCCGTATCTATGTTGGTGAACTTAGCGCAAAGACTATTGGCATCGTCAAAAAAATCTATGAACCAGCCATTTTCTGCCATTTTTTCTACGCACCGCCATACCTGATTCAGATCATCATGGGGATGCCATTCAGAAACTTGCATTACAGATTTGCAACCTAGTTGTCCAGTTAGGCGTTCGCCTGTACACCAAAAATAAGGATGACCATAGGTAACCCTTTCTGTATGCCACCCCATAAACTCTGCCAATGCAGTATCAATTTCTTGATCGGTCATTTCTGGAATTGGTTTATTGGTCATGGTTGGTCTCCTTTTCTCCTTCCAGATGTTTGCGGAGGATAGAGAGAGTGGCATCCACGCCATTACTATAATAAAATTCACTTTCGCACCGGGGCGGATAAAATTTCTCGCTCTGTTTCTTTATCTCATCCATTGCTGCCAAAACTGCGCGACAAATATCGGGAGAATCCTCAAGTGCCATTTTGTTTCCCTCTGCAATCAATTTCATCTTCTCTAATAGGTTCATTTCTATTCCTCCAAATTCTGTTCCGGTTCGTGCAGCGGATGATCCGGTATTTGCTCCGGTTTCCACTCGACCTCACAGGTCGGGCATGAGTAGTGCGTTTCTGCGTCATACCACATGCCCCCGTCCTCAAAAACTGCGACTGGGAAATCATCCTCGACTAATCCGCCCCCGCATTTCGGGCAGTGTTTCGGATTAATCGGCAAAATAGTAACTATTCGTTTTGTTTCGGCGATCATTTTTGTTTCTCCGGCAACGGTTCAGTTAATTGCAACCGCGCACATCTGGCTTTTCCGTCCGTGTTGTACGGCACAACGACATCTGCCAAATCCTCCCACAAAATTCTGCATTTCCAGATCGTGATATTTCGATCCGCAAAGTTTTTGTTTATCCATTCGAGGGTCGCAAAATTAACACCGCTGAATTCAGACCTTACAATTCTCTTTCAAGAATGGGTTATAACCACGAGATGGTTCTTCACGGTCAAGGTATCTATGTAATTGGTAATGTTCACACTAACACAATCGAGGGCTTCTGGTCTTTAGTAAAAAATGGTATTCGTGGTGTTTATCATTCAGTAAGCCCTCAACACTTGCAAAAATATCTGAATGAATACTCTTTCCGCTATAACCATCGTGATGATGTAAGACCTATGTTTTTCTCCTTTCTGTCCAGGGTAGGTATTGTAAACTCATAATAGTAAATCTATAATCATATTGCGTGCCCCTATCGTATAGTTGGAAAATACAGTTACCTGCTAAGTTTCAAACCTCGGTTCAAATCCGGGTAGGGGCACCAACTTGACAAATATGATATAATGTGTTTTAGCAGGTAACATCCGGATAAAAACCGGGAATCATATGAAGCTCAGAGGAGCGAAACATGAAGCCCCACCCCAGCAATGGGGTGGTGTGCTTTAAAAGCCTATTTCTTGTTTTCGTTATTAGTATTATTTTCTACACTCTCATTACTTTTGGACACCTTTTGTAAAATAGAAAAGAAATCATCCCTTGTCGCATATTGTGAATTTGTAATTTCTTCACGATTGTTTTTTATCAAGTTATCTATTAGATTATTTTGTTGTTCTTTTTTATTTGTATCCATATAAAATCCTTTAATTTAATTGAAAACCAAGTTTTGTTTCCTCTGGAATTTCATTGAATTGTCTTTGCAATAAAGCTAAAATTAATATTATTCCACGCCTAAGACAAGAGACTCTTTGTATAAATTCATCCTTTGTCAAAGCATCATAATATAATCGCTGTGATAAATCTATTTTTTCAAGGGGCGTTCCAACCATTTGGAATTCTAAATTTGTCTTAAGTAATTCGATATTTATTAACCATCGAAACTCTTGTTGTTTTTTTATATCCATTCTCTCCATTTTTCTTTTCATGCTGTCAACTAAAATGACACCCCCAATAATCAATACTTGATCTGGACGGTTGTTTCGTTGAATCACATTCATTTTTCTTTTAAATTGATCTTCACAATGAAGTCCCCATCTAATATCTTCGGCTTGGATTTCAGTTATATTCCAGTCCTCATCTACCAACCATTTTTTTATTTTAGTACAAACATCCATTGAAACTAAATCTGACGTGGCATCAAGCATAGTTGGTTCATTCATAATATCCCTCCATGATGTATAATTTTTTTGTACTATATCATTAATATTACACATTATTTACCTACCCTCATGGGATACTCACCTAATCTTAATTTATTACACATATCAAATATTATACCAATTTATTTGTATTTGTCAAATATATATTTATAGTGTATAATAAGCGCATGGAAAAAAGACTAACTCTAAAAATCAACGGAGAATCTATTCTCCAAAAATCTGCGCAAAAAACGAACTTGCACCGGCTGCACATGAGATCTGGCGTAACCTATCCGACCATGAGAAACATGATGCTGGGCAGGGCTACCAATATTTCGTTGGACGTGTTGACTGCGATTCTGCTTGCGCTGATGCCGGCAGAAGAAATAATGGAATTGAAATTCAGTGATGTATTCAAGTTCGAGGAGAAAAATGAAAAAGAATTATCCGTGTACAGAAAGGGATAGAGAAATTGTTGTAGTTGTCTATAAATTACTAGCGAGTTGCAGGGGTAAAAATCACAGAATTTCCAGGAATCACCTGCGATTCGAAGTTGCCAGTGAATTGGAAATGGACTTTGTTGACGTTAGTGATAGGGATGTACGCTTGGCAATAGAATATCTGCGGAACCAAACGAAACAAGGAGCGATGATACTCTCTACGTCTGGAAGTGCCGGTTACTGGGTGGCGGAATCATTTTCAGAATTAACGCAATACGCTGACGAAGATCGCCGGCGGGCATTGTCGATTTTAGTCAGGATTCACAAGCAGAAAAAAGTAGCTCGTTCCCATTTTATAGATCAGGAAAATTTACCACTGTTTGACTTTGCAAACTCCATAAACTCTATTGAAGATAGCGAACTAGCCGGAAAATCTTTTTTTGACACAGATGAATGTAAAAACATAAAAGCAGAAATTGACAAAAAAGGATATTCGACAGAATTAATGGAAAAACAGCAAATGCAAAAATCCTTATTTATCCATGAGCATTAACCAGGAAACTATCGACCGTCTATATCGTGAGCAGGGAGGTATCTGTCAATTCTGTTGTAGACCGATACCGCCATTTGAGTGTCATCATGCAATTTACACAAGAGATAAAAGATTCTCAAAATGGCTGGATTCCCCTGAAAACCTCGTGCTGGCTTGTCCCGCATGTCATGCGGACCACGGAAAATTATCCAATCTATTTATGCGCTCATGTGTGTGGAGCTGGAAAATTGATCACAATTATGATATGGAAACTTGGCACGATAGTATCCCTATGCTGTTGAAGGATCGATTTGTTTACATAGGGAAAGAGGAAAGAAATGAAAATATTAGTAGCTTGTGAGTTTACGGAATAGTACGCGAAGCTTTTGCAAAGAAAGGACATGACGCTTGGAGTTGTGATCTACTCCCTACAGAGATACCGGGAAATCATATTCAAGGGGATGTATTGGAAATCCTTAATGATGGATGGGATTTGATGATCGCTCATCCTCCATGCACTTATCTTGCAAACAGTGGCGTGCAGCATTTACATAAACAAGAAGGTAGATGGGAATTGATGGAAGAAGCACGAAAATTCTTTATATCGTTGCTGAACGCTCCTATAAACAAAGCCTGCGTTGAGAATCCTGTTCCACATCATTATGCCAATCTTCCAAAATATTCTCAAACCATTCAACCTTATATGTTTGGGGATTCTGTTCAGAAACGAACCTGTCTATGGTTATTGAACTTGCCATTGTTGATCCCAACTAATGTTGTGGATAAGGGCAAATGCTATATAGGAAAAGATGGAAAATCAAATGGCAGCGAATGGTATCAATTATTAACACCCGGAAAAGATCGTTGGAAAGAACGTAGTCGTACTTTTCGGGGAATAGCAAATGCAATGGCAGAACAATGGGGATAATTGACAAGCGCGCTTATTTGAGATAGGATATGAGCATGGA